AGAAGCCCCGGTAGTAGAGACGCCCCCACAGGCTATTGAAGGAGTGCAAGATGTCACACCAACAGCACCATCAGTTGTCTCTGAGCCAACCCTTGAACGACCAGCAGGTGAGCCTAGCATGGGAGTGGGTGATGTGGGCAGCGACACAACCGCCGCAGTACCGAGTGCCCCCGGAGGAGTTCAAGCACCTGAAGCCGGAGGATTGGATGTTACTGGTGGAAGAGTTGGAGGCGACCTTGAAGGAGCAGCGCAGGCACCAGTTGCAATAACCCCTGAATCTATCTCCACTGAAGCCCAAAATCTAGCGCAACAAGACGAACCTAGTTTAAAAGATATCGCCCGTGTGGCACGGCAAGCATACGAGAATAACCTTCTGCCTGAGCTGAAATACAAAGAGATCGTGCGCGAGATCAGTGCCCGAGATCCCATGGCAGCAAGCACGCTGTACGATGCGATCATTGATGCCCAGAATGGGCTTGATATTGCCAACGCTGCGCAAGCGATGCGGGCAAACGGGGATTCAGCCGGGGCGCTCACTCCACAGTTGGAAGCAGCACTAGCAGCTAACAATCCACAAGCTGCACTTGAAGCGATTCTGAACGACGACACCGGGGCGTTTAACGCCCGAGAGCAACTGGTCGCCCGCCGTATTCTGGACATGCGGATGCCACTACCCACCATGCGTACGGTAGACTCTTTAGGGACTGATGCAAAAGGTAATCCTATTCTGGGGCAATTTGACTCCATCAATGATGAGATCTCATTGGTTCGCGGTGCGGGGGATTCGCATACCTTCTTGCATGAACTCATTCATGCGTTTGTGCATCGCACAATCATCGCCCAAGAAACGGGGCGGGCTCGCAACCCCAACTTCAAGAATCTGCAAGACGTATATAGCCACGTACTGGAAGCGCGACCGGATCTAGCCGAAGAGTATGGCCTATCTAGCCTAACTGAATTTGCGTCTGAAGCCATGTCCAACCGTGAGTTTCAGATGCAGTTAATGGGTATTGAATACCGCAATCAGTCTGTATTCTCGTGGTTCGCCCGCGTTTTGCGCGAACTGTTTGGTATCGGTGAGAGTAGCCCACAGGCAAACGTCCTGTTTACTGCAATGGTCAGTGTAGATGGACTGATGCGTGGCGGTCGGGATTTCCAAATTGCCTCAAAGGGCAAGCGGTTCGGTGAATACAACATTGCCAACTCCGTGCAAAACGTAAGCACCCCGCTAGGTCAGATATTGCCGACCACATTGGCAGAGGTCAATGCCGCTCCTACCCAAGTGCTGCGCACCGAGGGGCGCAAGTTTATGAACACTGTGTCTCAGAGTGAGGCCGGTATTGCTACGGCACTGCGCCAGCAGACAGTGGACATCTTGGCTCCGGTGGCTAGAAAACTCAACGGGCTGTTTACCCAAGGCGTGAATAATCAGTTCGGGGATGTAAACCCCATGGTGGCGTTGCGGCAAGCGCTTGACCATCAGCGTATTGCGTTGCAGGTATTTCGTGCGGGTGGGCTGCGGCAATTGGCAGATGGCACATGGGAAGCCTATGATCTAAAAGACGCGCAAGGCAAGCCTGTATCCCCCCAGAAAGCTATTGAGATGTTGGCTGAACTTGCTAAAAAGCAGAACACCACATACTCCGTCACGAAAGCGCGGGTGTCTACCGTGCTGGAGGGGATGCGCCTAAAAGACTTGCGTGAACATAATCGTAAGATTGAAGCCCTTGCACTGGAACAGGCAAAAGCGGGTGATATTGACGCCGCTTATGAGACACGATTGGAGAAATTCCCGCTGCACATGACCAACGCTGAGATCGACGCCTTGGTGGATGTATATAGCAAGACACCAGAGATTCAAGATATACAGCGGGTGATGAACGCGACTCGTTCTAATTTGATCGATGCAATGGTGAAGTCAGGTCGCTTGCGCCCAGAGCAAGCCGAGTCATGGAAAGCCGCAGCAAACTATGTACCGTTTGATCGACTCAAAGACATTCTGGAAAACCCGGAGATTGTGTTCGCACCGGGGCGTAAGGGGATTGCTGCCATATCCAAACTGCCGCAATTGAAAGGTTCATTTGAGCGTCCTGTGGCCAATGTCATCGATAGCTATATGAACAAGCTCGCATGGATGACTGAACAGACCATGCGAAACGCTGCTGTGGTGCGTACCTTAAATACCATGGCTGATGCAGGGATGGCTCGTAAGATTCAGAGCAAATCCCAAGCTGACAATACTCACTTGGTTCTGCCCGCTATGTACGAGAATGGGCAACCGGTGTTCTTTGAGGTGCAGAACCACTACGACTTGGCAGCGTTCTCACAAGCTCCCGAAGCCAGTGGTGCGATTGTCAAACTCTTTGCGGGCAGCTCCCGCTTACTACGCACGACCGTTACCGCCACACCGATGTTTGCGCTTAAGCAGGTGATCGATGACGCGCAGCGTGTGATGTTCTATTCTGGCGTAAAGCATCCGTTGGCTGCTATGGGTAGAACGCTGTTGAATCTTCCCCGCATCGTGTTCATGAAAAACTATGGAAACAACCCGCAGATGCTTGCGGCATTGGAGCGTTCCGGTATTGTGGGTGAGTATGACTTCAACCCGGTGAACCCTGCTGAGACGATTGAATTCGATGCAAAAGCCGTCAAACGCAGCCCTGTTCGTGCGCTCATTCATGCCATGGAACAGATCACCAAAGCCTCGGACATGGCCGCTCGTCTGGCAGTATATGAGCAGACGATGAAAGAATCAGGCGATTCCGCACTGGCACATGCTCGCGCACGGGAGCTTATTAACTTCAACCGCCAAGGCGCATCTAAAACCATGCGCACTCTGACCCATGTGGTGCCGTTCTTTAACTCTTGGGCGCAGGGTCTCGACCTTCTTTATCGTGGGTTTACCGGCGAGGACGCATCTTCTGGCTTGAATCAAAAAGCCGCTCGAAATATGTTTATCACCCGTATTCTCACCATGATGGGTATGGGCACCTTGTATGCGGCTGTGATGGGCGATGATGAGGGGTACAAAGAAACCACCGACATGGTTCGTGATCGGGCTTGGATTTTGCCAACATCTTTCAGTGAAGCTTTTGGTATGAAGCAGCCCTTTAAGATCCCTGTACCAACGGAATTGGGGTTCATTTTCAAGTCTATTCCTGAGCGGGCATTCCAATATTACCGGGAGCATACCGCCGGGGAGGCCAAGGAAGTTTCCAGCGTGGTGCTGGATTTGCTGCGCGATGTCGCCAGTACCTATGGCAATGAGCCGATCCCAGCGATACTGCGTCCGGCGTTGGAAAACCTGACTAATTTTTCGTTCTTTACCAAACGTGAGTTAGTGTCTAAAGGGATGTCTGAACGCCCCCCAGCCCTGCAATATACAAGTTCTACCTCAGAGTTTGGCAAATGGCTTGGTGAGCAGTCAAATACCTCCCCCATCAAGATCGACAATATGATTCGTGGGTACTTTGGTTTGATGGGCTCGTCGGCCTCCATGGTGCTAGATGGAATGATGAACCCCGCACGACCTGACCGAGGGCTTGAGCAGATGCCGTTCCTGAGCATCGGATTGCTGGCTCCTGTGGGTAGCCGCACGAAGGACGACTACTACGAATTCCGTGCAGAGGTAGCGCAGGCAGTATCTGGGTTTAATGCGCTTAAGGAAGACCCCGACCGTCAAGCTAGGTTCCTTCTCAAGAACGAACATCTGATCGCCGTTGCACCAATCATTAACGATAAAGTGCAAGCCCTACGTAGGGTGCGTGAGATGAAGAGCTTGTATGAGTCCCCGAACGTTGCAATGACCGGTGCGCAGCGTCGTGAGGCCATCGAGGAGTTGCGTCAGTTTGAGAATGCGCTGCTAAGCGACATACGTGAAATCCGCGCTCAAGCCATAAAAATGAAGAAATAAAAACCCCCGGTAGGTTATACCGGGGGCGAGTACCAAGAACCAAGGAGAGAGAAACTACTCGTGCCGGGGAGAGAGTTCCGACACGGTTAAAGTATATCACCGGGTTCGCCAGACGCCAACCCCCCAGTATCCGTTGCGGATACCCACTTTCAGGGAAAGTGACATTGCCCGTTTTGCGGCTTCCCTGCGCAATGAGATACACACTTTATCAGTTTCCATGCACGGGATAAACACAAACCCCTGTAGGGGGAACTTGTCCCAATCCAGAACAAATTCCACCCCTTCTGTCGTGTAGTGCCACTCATCCCTTACGGGTTGAGGTTTCTGGCTATGCAGATTTAGCGATGGCTTCGATTGCGGCTGCTTTCTTTTCTTCATCGATCTTGTCCATCTCATCTAAGCCAAACACAGACCCTGCCACATTGGCCGGAACTTGAATCATGATGGTGGATACTGGGGGCATCACCAGTGCCGTACCTTTTGACATACGCTTTTTTACGTTCTCAACCTTGATGCCGTTACGCTCCAACGCTTGCGTAATCGAAGCAAATGTAATCTGGTTCTTGGCGCACCATTTTTTGAATGGCCCACTGGCGATAAAGATACGGCGGGTATCGGGCTCGCAACGAACCAACAACTCCCCACGAGGCTCCACAATCGGGATAACAGCCATCTCGCCTACGTCCGGCTCATTGCGGATCATCAGCAGGTTGTTGTAATTCTCAGCCAGATATGCGGCAATGTTCTCTTCGGTAGAGCTAACGGACTGTGTAATAGTCTTGGAGGTTTCAAACATGTGTCCAGCCACCCACCGTGCGACCCGCTCTACGTTGATGTCGTGCAGTCCAAGAGAGTGGGCAATTGCGCCCCCCGTTAAACCAATCGCCGCCATCGTTGACCAGATACGTTCGCGCTGTGTGAGGTTAGCTGCGGAGTCGGTCTTTTCCTGTGTGCGGCGCAGCATACCGATCACATCACTTTGGTTGTTCATGATGTAACGCATATAGGGGAGCCAAGCCATTCCATAGTTGTGCTCCAATTGTGGAAACAACATATCTGTATACGCCTTTGGGTACTTGGTGTTGCGACGAACCTCAACTTCAATCACCCGCATCAGTTCACCTTCAGGAAAACTTTTGTTCATAAACAGCTTGTCGGAAATACTGGAGTTTGATGTCGTCAGGGTGGGAGTCTGCCATGTGGTCAGGTTTAGCCGCTCCGTATTGGTATGGGTTTCCATGCGGTTCTTTCCACGCCCGGAGGTGCTTGCGTAGACTTGATCTGACAACTCCATTGGTTTCATGTTGGTGATTTCATCAATCGTCAAGGGAAGATGGCGCATGACCCCCGCACGGTGAATCCGCACGTTGTAGGTGTCGTCCTTCTGCATGAGCAAATCAAACGGATGCCCCCAAATACTGTTTGCAGCGAGCAAGGCCGAAGACTTACCGATACCGGAATGTTCACTGACTAGGTTATATACGCCACCGCGCAAGGGGGTGAATTGCATCAATGGTGCACCGAAACTTAAGAACACCGCAAACGCATAGGCTTCCATGTCATCATTGGAGTAAAAGTTTATGACCTCTTTCCATTTGTGGAAGTCGCCGCGCTCGGTTAACGCCGGGATGATGTTCATATTTCGGGTTGCTGGAGGTGCGTATAGAATATCTTGCCCCTCTGGTTGACCTGCAACAAGTTCTTTAGTGCCAACGACAAACGTACCATCGTTTGTCCAGCCCATCTGCGAGCGTACTTTCTCTGCCTGTTTTGTCATTTGTAAGTGCCTCAACCATTTTTTAACGTAAATCAAATACTCAGTCACTTGCTTGGTGTCGATAGCCATCAACCCTTGCATAGCGAGAGCATCCCTTAACTTATCTCGGGCAACTGCATCCGCAAGGGGGACGCTAAATTCCCTGATGCCGTCTAGCGGCATATGTAAACGAAACCACAACACCTCCCCAACATCGGGGTCGCTCATACGACGAGTAACATAAAAGTCGTACTCGCAAATCTGTACTGACGTATCAGGCTCCCCCGGAACCTTGACCACTTTGTGTACTCCCGTGCCGCCCTTGGGTCTGAAGTATGGGCTAGGGAATTCTGGTATTACTGTGGTGGGTGGCTGGATACTGGGATGCAGTAACACCGTAGCCGCAGGTTTTGGGACTTCTACCGTGCGGTCTTCCTCGGTTACTGCGGGCTCGACATACTTACCCAATTGCGCGGGGGTAGCGATAGTCCCCCGGTGCTTACATCCCTTGCATTGCTCCGAATCCAACTTCTCAAACGCTTGACAGGTGTACGGGCCATTGGTCTGTGACGCTTTCTTATCAGCGTTACCGTAGCTGTATCCGGGGTAGCCTTCCGATATTTCCTTGATTGCATACTCACGATCTTGGCAGATCTGTGCAATCGACAACCCTGCTCTCCATAGTGGTTCGGGGAGTGCGTCACGCTCCTTACGGATTCGTTGCAACTGCTGGCAGGAATCGGTGCGATCCATAATGATCTTAAACACCGTCACACCAACTATGTTTTTGGTTACGTCATCGTCTACATGCTTAATATGCTCTGGTACAGTAAATGGTAGTGCCTCCTCATCGTTATTGGTTTCTCTATCGGTATCACCCAAACCCAACTTGGCAGCAAACGCCATCAAGTCAATCGGTTCATAGGTGTCCGTCAGGATGTGACCTTGCTTGGGGTTTTGTGGATCACGGTAGTTCTTTGAGCCGGGGTAGCGTAGTAGCCGTGCGCTGTCAGTGGTGCATGAGGTGTCAACAAGCAGACCGTGCTTCAATGTTAGTGCTTGCAAACGTCCAGCGATAGGCTTCCAGATTTCAGGATCGATCTCTTTATCGAACGGCCAGTACAAATGGATACCGTTGCCGGAGTTAACCCATAAAGGAGCAGGCAGGTCGGTAGCTGCGATAAACGCATCAATTGCATCGGTGGCATCACCTTGCGTGGCATAGCATTTGTCGTTTTCCTTACCGACATCGATATCCAGCCAAAACGATTTAACTTTTGCTGCGTTTACCTGTGTGCGCTTGCCTTGCTCTTTGAATGTCGCAGGGGTGTAGTACTGATCGATTCCATCAATCACTGCTTCGGTTATGTCTGCAAGATCTTCGACAGACTCTAAGAATACATGCTCGATTTTTCCGTTTGAAATAGCCGCAAAACAATACACCCCTTGGCTTGGAGTTACTAACCGAAAAAATTCTAAGGGTGTCATCGTATGCCTCTGTCTATGATTATTTACCGCTCACCGCTGCCGTCAGTTTTTTTAAATACTTTGGCGATGGTTGATACTTCCCAGTAAACCAGTCATAAACAGTCATGCGAGACACGCCCAACTTATCAGCGACCGTTCTGATTGACACGCCGCTCTCTACAGCCTGCAACCCAAGTCGTACCCCGATTGGTGCGCTTTTGGATTTGGCAAGGCTGCGTATTTTTGTTACGAACTCAAATGAATACCCGCGCATCATGGACTCCTAAAGATGAAAAAGGGGCGGCGCGAACCGCCCCTACGACGCTGTTTAATTACTCGTCGTCATCGGCCCATTGATCAAGCACGGACTTAACATCTACATCCTTCGTCTTGCCACGTACCTTTGGGGGTGCGTCATCTTCATCGTCCGTAGGAGTAGCTTTCTTTCCACCGTGCATGGCAGCGGCAGCTTTCAGCACCGCAGCGGACTCTTCATCGGCCTCAAACTCCTCGGCGTTTGCCTTTTTGTTTGGAACAAATCGCATCGTGATGGCTTCGACTGCATCGGGATGTTGGCTACGCTCACGGCACTGGTTGTACTCTTCCTCATCCAACGGGCGGATAGGTTTGAAGGTCAACTTCGGTGTTGCGGAATCCGTGTCAAAACGCATCTCAGTCACAACTGCCGTGATTGGCAAACCATGCGCGTCGAGGAACTTAGCGTACTGACGAAGCGGGAGCTTACCTTTGTCACCCTTACCAAACACAGACTGTGATGGCAGGATCAATTGCAGAATATCACCTTCAAGATCATTCTCAAGCGCCACGGCAAGCCAACGGCTGTAACGACATGCACGGCTATCACCCTGACCCGAGCCACGAATATTCTGCGGACACGTATCGCACTTGGAACTCTGTGGGTTCTCCACTGCCTCATCTGGTGATACACCATCTGATGACCAGCACTCAGGTGCTTTGTTCTCACCTTCCTTGAAAGTTCCGGAGTAATACGTACGGTACTCAGTTGCGGCGCTGTTTAAGATCACCATGTTCATGGCACGATCTTCGTTTCGCATGACTTCTTCACCGCCTACGATTTTGCGAAACACACTGCCTTTGATAGAGATGCGGGGAATACCGCCGGAGCCCAACATGCTCTTGGTGATGTCATCGCGCTGGATGTTCTTCAGGTATGCGGGCAGTTTGTCTTTCTTCAGAAAAGTCAGGTCACTCATGGTGGTTCTCCGTAAAGTCCTTGATAGGGTTTTGAACAACTTGTTGATACTTGTCTGCTGGGATACCAAAGAATTTAGTTACGTCACTCCAGAAAAAACGGTAGTGGGTGCCAATCTTGATACTGGGCAGGGGTTCTACTTCTCTACGTGCCACGCTAAGAATGGTGGCACGGCTGACTCCTAGCGCTTTTGCTACTTGCGCCGTGGTCATCGGGCGTTCCGTGATCATGCTTTACTCCTTCTGACGGAAACGGTGTATCGGTTATCGACGTTTAGCCCTACGGGCATCGCATCAGGGTTTTCCTTAATGAACTCTTGCATCTGTCTCTGGGAAATCCTACGTTCCAAAAGGTCAGGTGCTTGGTGTTCCATGATAAATTTGTGCATTGCCTCCCAATCACTTGTCCAATATCTAGTCTGAACCGTACGAGAAACCGTACCGTATTTAGTGCGCAAGCTATCTGCGCCCGTGGTCTTGCATAGTTCAAGCAACTGGGCTTCTACCACTTCC